AGGTTTCAGCCACTTATGAAGCTCCAACTAGAACAGCAACATCTGGACTGACACTCCCTTCAGTTTTGTTGTCAGCCTCAGCTACAGAAGTAAATCCAGTTTATGATGCGACTGCTGCATTGACTCTTGGTTCTCTTTCTTGTGAGGTTTCAGCCACTTATGAAGCTCCAACTAGAACAGCAACATCTGGACTGACACTCCCTTCAGTTTTGTTGTCAGCCTCAGCTACAGAAGTAAATCCAGTTTATGATGCGACTGCTGCATTGACTCTCGGTGCAGCATTATTGGCAGCTTCAGCTACTGAAACAGATCCTGTCTACTCAGCAACATCAGAATTGACTCTCCCTGCTTTATCGTTATCAGCAAGTGCAACAGAAACCCACCCCGTCTATTCTGCCACTTCTTCACTTACGCTCGGAGCACCCTCCCTCAGTGCGTCTGCATCCTTTGAAATTCCAACCTTCACAGCGACTTCGACCTTAACCCTCGGGTCCCTTTTATTCTCCGCGAGTGGGACATTTGTAGCGGAAACATTTACAGCAACTTCTGTTCTTGTTCTTCCCGTGTCCCTGTCCTCTGCAAGTGGCACATTCTCTCCTCCCATATTCGCATCTTCCTCATCTCTGAATCTTGCTGTTGTCTTGTTCTCGTCCGAGGCCCCGTCTTCCGAATTAGGGACTGCAATCGGATCAGGAGCCCTGACTCTCCCAAGTCTTCTGTTCGTCTCTGTGGGGTCTGTGGACTCCTTTGTTCCGGGAACAGGAGGGATCGTCAACCGGATGAGGCAGCAAGTCTGTGTCTGGTGGAAGATGACGGGAACTGATGAGTTCGGAGCACCCGTGTTCGAGGCCCCCGTCGAGATCACATGCAGATGGGAGTGGAAGCGAATGAAAGTTGTGATGCCTCGATATGAGACTTTCACATCCAAAGCAAAGGTCTACGTCGAGCGACCCATCGAGGTCGGGGATTACCTGTACCTCGGGTCTCTCTCCGAGATTGCCGGAGAAACCGATCCGAGGGTTATCAAAGATGCTGTCCGAGTCAAGAAATATGGTGAGATTTCAAATCTCCGAGGACAGGCAGACAGGGTGTTGAGGTACGCCAATGCCTAAAAAGGGAAAAAAAGTAAGAATCATAGGTAAAGAGAAAATCTCTGTGTTTTTCCAGAGCAGTTCCAAACGTCAGAGACTCCAACTCAGAGCTAACTTACTCCGAGCGTCAGCTCTGCTTTATCGGAAAACTCAAGAGATCGTCCCGGTGGACACAACAGCTCTGAAGAGATCAGGCCGTATCCTGCCATTGAGGAGCACAAAAAACACGATCAGTTCAGGGGTAGGATACGGATCTACTGTGGACTACGCGATTTACGTCCATGAGATCGCTGAATATTACCATAAACCGCCCACTTCTTGGAAGTATCTGGAACGACCTTTCCGGGAAAATCAATCTCAAATCAGAAGAATAGTCCGAGGAGATCAGTGATATGACACAGCCAACCCATTCCCCCGCTCAGGTCATTTACCAACTTCTTCTGGACGCAAGTGTAGTAGTAAGCAATAATAGCACAGACTGGATGGGGTTTGTTGGGATCATCCCCGACGATGACACCACCCCCGACCGGGCTGTGGGCGTGATGCCTACTCCCGGCAAACGGCAGGGACGAATACTGTCTGGTACGAAAGAGGTGATAGAAAGTCACGGAGTCCAAGTGCGGGTACGTTCCTTGGATTTTCCCGGTGGACACACTAAATCGAAAGCCATCGCGGACAAGCTGGACGCAACCAACAGAGACGTTCCTGTCACTATTGGCGGGAGCGTCTACAAGATTACATCAATTGTGAGGGGTTCAGTGATGCACGTTGGCATGGACCCTGATAACCGTCAAAGGCACAATTTTACAATCAACATGCAAGTTAAATTAGAAGAGGATTGAAACCATGAATCGCGTAGACGATGGTTTTTCGACAACAATTACATTCGCGGACAATCCAACCGTGAAATTTTACGAAAAAGGTGTGACTCCTCCTTCTATTGAAGGTGGGGGTGCTAACGACACCACAACGATGTTGAACACCACTTGGCGTACTCGTGCTCCCAAAAAGCTCAAGACGCTGGGCGAGATGTCAATGACTGCTGCTTACGACCCTGAAGTCTATGACGACATCGTGGGTATGATCAACAATAACCAGTTGGTCACAGTCAACTTCCCGGATGGTGAAACTTTGGCTTTCTACGGCTGGGTCGACAACTTCGCTCCCGGAGAAATCGTCGAAGGTGAACAGCCTGAAGCGGAAGTCACAATTATCTGTTCAAACCAGAATGACTCGGGGGTCGAGACTCCTCCAACATTCAGTCCGACTACTACGACTTGATCTTGGTTTCGGAAACATCATGAGATTCGCAGAGGGGCCTCGTGTCCCTCTGCTTTTATTAACCCTAAGCGAGAAGAAAGAGAGTACACATGTCGCAAGAAGAATTGGTCTTTAAGACATCATTGGAAAAACGTCCTGTTCGATTTGAAAACGAGGACGGGTCCACAACCCGAGCATCTCTGATCCAATTGTCAGGCAAGAAACGTGACCATTACATCCAGACGCTCCGTGACCGACACACGCGAGCAACCAAGGGAACGAAAGACGGAGCACGTGAAGTGACCAAGATTGAAGGTCTTCTGGCCTTGCTGGTCTCTGAATGCCTGTGGCACGTCGATTCGGACGGAAGAATCACAGAACCTTACTCGGTGGATGAGATTCAAGCATTCCCCTCCTCCGCTGTGGAAGCCTTGCAAGACGCCTGTAAGAAGATGAACGGACTGGAAGACGATGCGGTGGAGGAAGCAAAGGGAAACTCACAGGAGAACGACTCCTCTGGTTCAGAGTAGCATCTGAGTTGGGGATGTCCGTTCTCCGAGCACAGCACGAATTATCATCTTCGGAGTTCATCGATTGGGTAGCTTATCTGGAAATCAAGAAGGACGAACACGACAAGTTCGATTACTACTTGTCACAGATAGCTGCCCAATTCCCCAGATACCTGGGGGACCCGAAGAAAAGCGGAAAAGTGCAGGATAAAGATTACTTGGTCCGATTTGAGAAAGGGGAAAGTAAGAGACACAAATACCCCGATCATTTATCAAAAGATCAAAAGATTAGCAGGTCGAAATCAGCTTGGTGTGGTTTTGCTGGGATAAGTCGTAATGGCTGAAGAAGTAAACATTCAGGAACTCGTCGTTCGCTTGACTGCGGATATGAAGCAGTATAATGCTGAATTGAAGCGGACCCAGCAGGCCACCATTGAGCACACAGCCGTTATCGAACAGATGCTCGATAAAGCGGTCGGGAAGGTTGAAAGGTCTGTAGCGAACCTGAACACTCAGATGAGGGTCGCACAGAAGGAAGTCAAACAGGTCGCCAATGCAAGTGCGACTTACGATGCTGAATTGACAAGGATCAATCGTCAGCTTCAACGCAATATCATTACCCAAGCTGAAGCGGACGCTCAGTCCAAAAAAGCAACGCAGTCTTGGATGGGCAACAGCAAGAGAGCACAACGGCTCGCTCTCCAAGCTAATAAAGTTATCGAGGGGACCCGCTCGAAGTCGATGCAGTGGGCCAGAGCACAGGCAGACCTAAACGCTATGCTGAGGAAGGGTCTGATCAGTGCGAAGACTTACGCGAAAGCGTTTGATCAGCTCAAGCAGGAATTTGATGAGAGTGCGATTGCTGCCAAAAGATTCGCTGAGGAGGGCAAGAGGTTACAGCACAAATGGCAAACACCTCTGAATGCACTCCAAGCTGAATTGAAGCAGGTCAAAGCCCAGTTCCTTGCTGGGAACATGGGGCCTATTGAGTACGGTCACGCTCTGTCTACTCTGAATGGACAGATCAGAAAGATCATGAACTCATACGATGGGATGGAGTCGGATCTGAGTCGCACATCCTATTTGCTGGAAGACGTTCAAAACGAAACCCAGCAATACACTGAGAAACTCAGAGCACTCAAACGACTCGTGGATTCAAACACGATCAGTCAAGAACAGTACAATAGGTCATTGTCGAGATTGAGAAAGGAAGCACCCACGGTAACAGGCAAGATCATGAAGATGGCAGCGTCTGTTACGTCTTTCGGTGGGGCCATAAAGCGACAAGGCCGGGAACTTATATGGTTCGTATCGGTTCCCCTCCTGATGCTGGGAGCTGCGGTCACACGCACGTTCCTCCAGTTCGATGAGGCAATGTCCAAATCGACAGCGATCATGCTGGATGTCGGACCCAAGATGCAGAAGGAGATGGCGGCTCTGGCTCTTGCTGTTTCAGGGGATACTTTGATTGCACCAGCCGAGGTAGCTGAGTCTTACTTCTTCTTGGGCTCGGCAGGATTCACTGCCCGTGAGTCAATGGAGCATTTGGGATTCACTGCGAAGTTTGCGACTGCTGCTAATTTCGAGATGGGTGAAGCTGTCAGTCTTTTGACTGACGCAATGGCCGCTCTTGGAATGAAAACAGGAACGGCAGCGGAACAGCTTGAAAACATGACGAGAGTCGCTGACGTGTTAGTGAAAGCCAATACACTAGCCGACGCATCCACTCGCCAATTCGCAAAAGCCTTAACATCCAAAGCAGCGGCAGCTCTACGTTTGGCTAACAAATCAATTGAAGAAGGTGTCGCAGTCCTCGCAGCATTCGCTGAACAGGGAATCAAGGGGGAACTCGCAGGCGAGAAATTGAGCATCGTAATGAGAGATTTACAGAGAACGGCTTTGAAATTTCCAGATACATTCAAGCAGTTCAATGTCACTGTGTTTGACACAGAAGGACGCATGTTGTCAATGCAGAGTATTCTCCAACAGCTCGAAGGGCGTTTTGAAGGTCTGGAGGTTGCTCAAAAAAGATCAATGTTAATGATGATGGGTTTCCAAGACCGATCCGTGACAGCTCTGATGACCCTCATTGGGTTCTCCGCTGAAGTGGGATACTTCCAAGAGGTTTTGGAGAATGCCAACGGGACCGTGATGACTGTGTTCGAGCGAAGAATGCAGGCAATCAGCTCCAAGCTCACAGCGGCTTGGCACGAAGTCAAAGGATTGGCTGGGTCATTCGGAGAAGCTCTTGTCCCTGTTTTGGAAAGAGCGATAGATGCCATGAAAGCCATGGCTAAATGGTTCAACGGCCTGAGCACTAACACTCAGCAATGGATCGTCACTCTGTTCGCAGCAGCAGTAGCTTTGGGTCCAATTGTGTACCTTGCAGGTCTTGTCATTCAAGGTCTGGGCGGGATGGTCATGGCTGTTGGATACATGATAAAGGGCTTTCAGATTTTTACCAAAGTTGCGATGGCTGCCACTGCTTCTCAGTGGGCTTTTGTAGCATCTGCTGCTGCGTTATTAGCTTTGGGATACTACGGAGCACAGGCTTGGCCTAGCATGAGGAAGTACAACGAGGAACTGAAGAAGTCCATAGCCTTGAACAAGAAGTTGAATGATCGAGAACAAAAGAAGCAGTCAGGTGTAATTGAAGAGATCGAGAAAATTAAAAACCCAGTTGAGAAACTGAAGAGGGTCAATGACGAATTAGACATGGCCAACAAGAATCTCAGCGGGATCAGGGTGCAGCTTGGTTTGAACAGACAAGCTGCTGAGGAATATGCTGATAGTTTGGTCTCCGATACATTCTCCAGATTTGCTGGAAATAAAGTCCTCGAAGATTTTGAGATGGAACGTCAGAACCTCCTCAAGAGAGAGGCTTACTACCAAGAACACGCAGAGAGGTTATTGGAGATACAGGGTAAGTCAAAAGCTCAAATTGAAAAGATTATGAAGGAGGCCGCTGAATCGGGAAAGAATCCTCATAAGGGATTAGTTGATCCTGAATTGTTTGAACAGCAGCAGGAGGGGGTCCGGGACACTATAGATGCGCTGGAACAACAACAAAGGGAACTCACCATGACGGAGAGGGACCTCCTCAAATACAAAATGGCGGCGATTGAAGCCGGGGACGCTGCCACTGAATATGCTTTGAGTCTGTATGACGCAAACAAGGCTTTAGAGAAACAACAGGCCGCTCAGAAAGCTGCGGACGAGACCGCTGCGTCCATGCTGGAGGAACTTGCTTTCTTTGGCAAGACCGCAGCCGAGATCGCAATCCTGAAAGCGGAGATGTCTGGACTTGTCGATCAGAAAACAATTGACAAGATGAAGGAATACAACAAAGCTCTGATTGGAATGAAAGCACATAAGAAACTGATGAAAGAAGGTGCTGCGGTTACTGAGAAGTTCAAGAGTGAAGGTCAGAAAGCGTCTGAACGAGCCCAGAAACTCGTCGAGATGTTCCACAAGGGGGCTATCTCAGGTCAGACTTTTGTGAAAGCAATGCGTGACCTTCATGAGCAGTTCCGGGAAGACTTCGTTGCCAAGTTCAAAAGTACGGGGACAGAGGCTCTTCGAGCGGATTCCGCAGAAGGTGAACTTGCCGCGATGGATCAACTCCAGATGCAGCAAGCCAACAAAGCCTACAGAGAGCTTTCCAACAGTCACATCATGGGTGCGGTGGCTAAGTATGAAAAAGCCCAAGGTCTCAAGCCGGGAGAAGTTAGCTCCAGATTGGGACGTCAGCAACCGAAGAAGCAAGCTCCTCCACGGAAAAGAAAGAAGAATGAGCTGCCCACTGGACCCGGAACAGGGTTCGCAAACACAGAGATGACGGAAGCATTAAAAGCAATTCGAGAGAACACAGGAAGACCTCCAATCGTTGTACAAGAAGCGGGGTTTGAAACAGTATGAGTGCATCAGTCATAGGACGCATGGACTGGGATTTGAGCTTGGACAAGGATGGTGAACGTACGTACATGATCAAGTGGCTCGTGGAATCTACCAGTGTCAATGACGATCCGTCCATTATCTATAACGCATCTGGACTCCCGTCAGTGGGTAGCGGATGGGGGTACGGGAACGGTGTAGACCTCTGGGCATGGTGTCGTCCTGACTGGAAGATAACCCCCCTTCTCAGAGGAGAACCAAACACTCTTTGGACAGTAGAGCAGAACTTCGCATCTAAGATGACATCCAAACGGTGTCAGAACACGACGATTGAAAACCCTCTGAATGAGCCAGACCGAATCGGAGGATCGTTCACCAAGTTCCAAAGGACAACACTAAGGGACAAGGACGGGAACCCTATCATGTCCTCCAGTTACGAACCAATTAAAGGGATACAGACGGACGACAACAGACCAAACGTGACCATTGAAAAAAATGTTTCGTTTCTTGGGATTGGGACTTGGTCTCCCATGATTGATACAGTAAACTCTACTCCTATGTGGGGTCTTCCTGCTAGGACTGTGAAGTTGTCAAACGTATCATGGAGACGTTTGCTGTACGGGGTTTGTACATATTACTATGTGGTTTCCTATGAATTTGAAGTCGACTATACTACTTTTGACCATCCTTACTGGGACAGGGGCAATCGGACATTGAAAGAAGGAGGGGACCCGACGAATCCAAAAGATTTCAAACCGATTGAAGAGGAAACGACCGGGGAACTTATGTATGATGTTCTCCTTGACGGGAACGGACAGGTATGGGAAGGTGAAAGTGGTGGACCTCCCGGAATAATAACACCTGAGATTTATGATGAATCAAACTTCCTGTTGCTCGGAATCCCGGCTACACTCGCATGACCTAAAGGGTACTTTAATGGATAATTCAGGAGAAGTGGACAGCAGCATGTCCAAAGAGGAGCTGATTCAAGCACTGGGCGTCGTCAAAATGAATCAGGACGAAATTGCGGAGATAGCCCAGAAGTCTTCCGCTGATGCCATGACTGTGAATATGCAGGTCTATCACCAACCTTATGGTCAGGACCCACAAGAATTCCCCATAGTGTACAGCAAGCCTCTAAAAACGTCCTCAGCAGAACCTGTTCGACGCAGGATGAAAATCACATCAACTGTGGTGGACGTGGACCCCGGATGGAGTAAACCGGAGGATCTTGGGTACATCATGATCCGTCACCTGATCCCCAAGTTCGCTATGAACGTTACGGAGGAGCAACGGAAACAGGTGGAAGAGTCGATGATTGCTGTGTTTTTCAAGGGTGAGCTGCTTTCTGAGTTGCACCCCTCAGACTTTCTTTTTATTCCAGTGAAAGATGTCACTCAGTTTAAGATCAAAGTCATGAAAGGTGTTCCTTTCACTCCCCCTCTGGTGGAATACGTTCTCTTGCCGAAATAAAAAACAATGGCAGACTTTATTGGTTTGAATGAGAATGATAAGAGAGTCATTCAAGACCTTATCAACAAGACTTATCGAAGGTCGCAGAACGACCCCCCCGTTGAAGGGGAGATCCCTAAGAACCGGGCTACCGAAACGTACCTCGCTAGAGTCCCGTGCGGGGAGACGATCCCTCCAAAAGAAGATAACATCCCCGGATTCAAAAGATGTTGTATCTTCAAACTTGTTCCAACTGTGGATGATTTCGAGTCGGGCATGACCATTGAGCCGGTCATGGAAGGGGACAACAGGGTAAGACGTACAGTGTACAATCTGTCCTCTGCCGAGATAGGGGACTACGAATACTTTGTGATTTCCCGTGACAGCTTTGGGAAGTGGGTTATTGATAGGGGTCTCCGAGGGTACGAAGCAGACGCACAGACCACCACCACTTTCAAGAACAGTGCGACCACAGCCAACCCAGCGAACCCTGATACGGACTCTGCGGGAAACTACACGCCAACACCCGGGGATCCAAGCTCCTACATTGAAAATCAATGTAAGGGTAAGTGCAAGTTTGTGTGGTCAGCTTCGGCTAACCAATGGTTGCTGTCAGAATCTTGCTGTGACGGTTCCTGTGGGAACGGACCATCGACGACAACAGGGGGTCCCACGACCACCACGACAGGTGGATCGTCCAGTTCATCTACGTCCACTTCCTCAACCTCATCCACTTCCTCAACCTCATCCACAACGACCACAACTGAGTGTCCTTGTCCAGTTGAAGAAGCATCCACCTCTTCCTCATCTTCTACGACTTCCACGAGTGGGGATCCTTCCTCGACCACTACCACCACGTCTAATCCCACCACAACAGAGGAACCCTCAACAACTACGACAGGGTTCGAGCCTGAACCCGGATCGTGTAGATGCTCCTATCCCACTTCATGTGGGACCTTTGAGGGTCAATGTATTTGGACGGAATGCTCTCTGAATCCAGCTAACCCTCTCACGGATTGCACGACTACCGGAATTCCCGGTGAAGACGAGGAATGTGACTGTGCCACAACCACTACCCAAGCTCCCACAGAGGAGTGTACGGACTGTGAATGGGTCAATGGTCCGTTCGGTCTTGTTCTCACAAGGTATGGATGCAACGGGAACTGTGGATGTGTTGCACCGGCTGGAGGTGTACCTTTGTGTAGCACAGCCACGTCACCTTGCGTGTCTCCCCCTGTGTACCCTCCACCTAGTCCCTACTGCGTTGGAACCTGTCAGTGGATTGGGACATTAGGGGGTCAATGGTACTATGCCGGAGGGGGTTGTTCTAGCAACGACCCGTCGAGGGGTTGTGTATGCACCAGTCCTAACGGGGAACCGGGATGCGGTGCTTACGCAGAGACGGGGTGCAGTTGGCAAGAACCAGAAGACACATCTGTCCCGAATCCGGCCTGCATCAAAGAATGTTACGAATACAACACAACGACTACCCCCATCCCCGGAGGGGAGGGGTGCGATGGGTCCTGTGATTGGATTGTAAGCGGAGGGGATTGGTCAATTGACTCGGACAACTGCGGGGAGTGTGATTGCGCTGACCCTGTGATCACTCCGGGAAGTGACTGTGATTCAACATCAACAGGGTGCGTCAAGAACACAACCACAACCTCAACATCCGCAGACCCCTCAACCACGACTACGACATGCGACCCCTCTTGTACAGGGATGTGCATTGCCCGAGGGTGGATAACCGAATTCGGGGCAAGGGCCTATTCTGTTGACACTACGTGTCCCGGCGCCGACTGCGGGTGCGAAGAAGGGTGGGATGACGGTTGTACATTTAGTGACGAATTCCCTTGTCAGGCGTCTGGTTCTTGCTGTTCTAGTGACCCCGAGAGCTGCAACACCTGCGAGGGAGTGGTAACGACATCCTCACCTTCTACAACGACGACAGGGTCTCCCACTACAACCACGGCCCCTCCCGTCACGGGGGGCTGCTGCTTCCCATCTGGTGCGTGTTCCAATGGTGTGCAATCAGGAACATGTACGGGAGCGGGAGGTACTTACCTCGGAAATGATGTGGAGTGTAACTTCACGAATTGCACAACCTCTACCACAGAAGCTCCTACTACGACAGTGGCCCCTACCACGACTACGACAGAGGCCCCTAATACCACAGTAGCTCCCACTACCACAGCGGCCCCGACCACGACCGGAGCACCCCCCACAACCACGTCTTATGCTCCCACAGAATATGGAGCTTGCTGTCAGTCTGATGCCAGTTGTGTCGATAATGTAAATGAGAGTTACTGCAATGACTTCGTGAAAGGGACTTTCCAAGGCCCAGACACGACTTGTGACACGGTGTCATGTCCAACTACAACTACTACCACAACGACAGAAAATCCTGAATTTGGAGCCTGTTGTTACGGGGACCCAGAAGTTTGTACTGATGGGGTTCTGGAATCGTTTTGCGAGGACTTCTTGGAGGGTACTTTCCAAGGGGCCGGGACGGAGTGTGATGGGAATAGCTGTCCGACCGCAACTACGACTACGACTACGACTACGACTACGACTACGACTACGACTACGACTACGACTACGACTACGACTACGACTACAACTACGACTACAGCAGCCCCATCAGGGGGAGCCTGTTGTGATGCGACAGGAGTGGGCAGTTGTGTTCAAGCGGACGATGCCGGGGCCTGTCAAGAAATCTATTCAATTTACTGTTTTTATGATGGAGTGACTTGCGGCGAATCGACTTGTGACGCATGTCAAGAACCGTGATTTATTAAGGAAACAGGGATGACGGAATTATTTTTAATAGTAGGAATGGTACTGTTCTTGACTGTAGGGCTGAGACTTTCTTTTGCACCTGATGAAGAACAGGATTTCACGAAACCCATTCTTGTTATCCAAGGTATCGAAAAAACCCACAAACCAAGCTGGAGAGAAAGAGAGAATGAGAGAACCACTACTGACCATCGGAATGGCGACACACACGGACTTTCATGGGACTTATTTTACGATTCAGTCCCTGAGAACCCATCACCCTGAAATCATGGAGGATGTGGAGATTATTGTCATCGACAATAATCCCAACTCCTCTCATGGAAAAGCCGTGAAAGGTGTGATCGACAGTGTAAACGGAGGAAACCCAAAGTACCCAGCAAGGTATATTCCATTTGAAAACGCAGTGGGAACCTCCGCTTCCCGCGAGCAAATATTCAAAGAGGGGTCGGGCAAGTTCATCATGTCCGTGGACTGTCACGTCCTGTTCCCGAAGGGGTCCTTGGGAACTCTTGTGAAGTATCTGAAAGATAACCCAAATTGTTCGGACTTCATGCACGGTTCCTTGTTCTACGACAACCTACAGAACTACTCCACACACTTCAATGACCAATGGCGGTCAGAGATGTGGGGAACTTGGGGGACAGCTTGGAAAGCTCCCAATGGGTTCCACTTCTCGTCTGTCAAGATCGGGACCAAACCTGTTCTGATCGATCTGAAAGATGGAAAGACACCCGTAGGCATTGATGAGCTTGGGTTCTCGTTCAATGCCGACAAGTGGGAAGGTCACGAACAGTATCTGATCCAAAAAGGATGTAATTCTGTTGGAGGCGACCCCGACGACGAGGTCTTTGACATTCCCGGACAAGGTCTGGGTATGTTCCTTGTCGCAAAGGAACACTGGCCCGGATTCAACATCCATGCCCGAGGGTTCGGAGGCGAGGAACTGTATGTTCATGGGAAGCATCGAGCACAGGGCAAACGAGTAGTCCTGCTTCCATTCCTTCCTTGGGTTCACAGGTTCGCCCGTCCAGACGGTGTGAAGTACCCTCTTACGTTGTGGAACAAGGTTCGTAACTACGTCCTTGAGTTCTCAGAACTGAAGTGGGACCTCGAACCTATCCGTCATCACTTTGTGGAAGAGATTGGCAACATGTCCCAGAAGCAGTGGGAATACTTGATCAAGGACCCAATCAATCACATTGCGTACCCCTCCCACATCCAATCGGTCACGGGAGAAGTCAATGGGGACGACAGATGGGTCCACGAGTGCAGTTCCGTGCAAGACATCCACGACCGTCTCAAAAAGATTCCCCGTGACTTCAATGAACACATGGATACCTTGAAAAAGTACGCAGATGAGTGCGAGACTGTTCTGGAATTCAGTGATCGACGAGAGACCTGCATCCCTCTGTTGGCAAGCAAAGCCAAAATGATCCAAAGCTACAATACGGAGGGGGGTAATGTTGTTGTTCAAAAAGCGACAAGGATCGCGGAGAACAGTGACGATTCCCGAGTGATCGAGATTTATACAAAAGGGGACATGAAGGAACTTGAGAAGATCAGAAAATCTGATCTGGTATTCATCGACAAGTGCTCTAATGAGAAAGAGCTGGATGCTTTCATGGGTCCGATGAGGCATCAAGGCATCTTCAAGAGGTACATCGTACTTCACGATGTGAATGTGTACCCTGAACTGATGGGATACGCCGTGAAGTTCATGAAGGAGTACCCAGAGTGGTCTGTTGTTGAGAAGACCAACACTCAACACGGTTTGCTCGTTTTGAGCTGCGACAAACGGGACAAGAAGCCGCTTCCCAGTTTGGGGACCAAAGGCAAGAACCTGTTCCAAGCGGCAAAGAACTACATAGGGGACGGTCTCAAGAATTCCACAAAGGAGGAGTATGAGGACAGACTCGCGATCTGTTACGAATGCCCTTCCCGCAACGACAAGAATTGCGGAGAGTGTGGGTGTTTCATCGAGGCCAAAGCAGCCATCAGATCATCTGAATGTCCACTTGCGAAGTGGCCTGTTGTGGATCCTAAGAAAGGGGAAGAGAATGTCGAGGATTGAGGAAGAGTACAAAACCGCAGTCAACACTCCGAGTGACATCAATCAGCATCTGGAGTTCCTGTATGAGCAATCAAGCCCCTCGAATGTCTACCATATCACTGAGATGGGAATCAGGACGGGAGTGTCCACACGGGCATTCCTCGCTGCCGGGCCTCTCCAGTACAAGGGTTACGACATCAAGCAACCCCCTGCGATTGTGATTGATCTGATCAGTGAAGTCTGTGGGGAATACGGAGAGTTCATTTTGGGGGACTCATTAGAAGTCGACATTGAGCACACAGATATTCTGTTTATTGACACTCTCCACAACGGAGATCAACTCTATCGGGAATTGACTCGACATGAGGACAAGGTCGATCAGAAAATCATACTCCACGACACGAGCACGTTTGGGTACAAGGACGAGCAGTACGAGGGCCCCTACGCCTATGTGGGACTGGTCCCAGCAATCATGGCCTTTCTCAGCAAGAACCCACAGTGGGTCTTGAAACGAGTATTCACTCACAACAATGGACTGTCTGTTTTAGAGCGAGTCACTGGACCGTCGTAGAAGCGTCCGCGAGGATGTTTGCCCTTCAATAGGCGGGTGACAAGGACGACAGGTCTGACCCCCGGGAGTTTTTAGTCATTCTCCGGGGGTTTTTATTTCTAGCAAGAGAGAAAGAAAATGGAAGAATATCCATTCGTAACGGGACTCTGCCCCACATACAAACGACCCGATCTTCTGGCTACAGTTCTGGCCTGTTGGGAGTCCCAGCTTTATCCCCCAGGGAGACGACAACTGATCGTGATGGACGACTGTGGTCAGTTCGGGGAGAAAGCCACAGAGCCGCGAGACACTTGGAAGATCTATTCGCAGACCGAGAGGTTCCCACACCTCCCTGCGAAGTTCAACCACATGGCTTCTCTCGCAGACCCTCGGACAGACCTGTTCGTTGTCATCGAAGACGACGACATCTACTTCCCCCATCACATCGATCTGCTGGTCGAGTCTTACAAATCCGGGAATCACTTCCTCGCAACGGAACAGATCTTTTCCACATACGGAAAGGGTCGAACAGGAGAAGTGCAAAGAGAGAAAGCGGAGGGAAGGTTCCATGCCTCTTGGGGTTACTCAAAAGAGATGTGGGACAAGGTCGGGGGTTATGTCCAAACGGACCAACTTTCATTCGACCAAGAAACCCGTGGGAGGTTTATCAGAGAATCTGATTCTTATAGTATTCAACCAGTCGAACCTTTCGGCCCCTCCTACGCTTATCGCTGGGGCAACGGTCACTGGAATGCTTCGGGAGCAGGAAGCAACTATTCCAAGTTCTATGACAACCTCTCGGAGTACAAATCAGAACATCAATCCGACATTACTCCTCATATCGACGAGGAGGCTTACAAAGTGTTGACCGGCGTGGTTGACAAATGTTGGAATAACATTCCTTTAGTTTAAGGCAACAGCATGAGTTCATTGAATGAACAGCACGATGGCGATCATTACAAGAAGACAGCCATACAACCCATCGAGTATGTACAGGCAAACAACCTCAACGCCTGTGAGTCGTTCGCCATCAAACACATCAGTCGCCACCACTTGAAAGGCGAGGGGGAGATGGACATCAAGAAAGCTATTCACTATCTTCAAATGCTCTTGGAGATGGAATATAAAGTAGCAAGTGAAGTCGTCTATGAGGATTTAACCTAAACGGTGTATTCTTCCGCTCACAAGCTCCTCTGAGTGAGTCACCTGAATAAACTGAAAGTCCAGCTCGTCAGACAGTTTCTCCATGAATTGTCTGACGGGTTCTCTGTACTTCTCTGATACAAAACGGAACCCCTCATCCATCACGATGACGCGAGAGTTCCCGGACAGGCAGATAGCCCCCACCCTCAATGCGAACGAGGCAAGGTCGAGGACCCCTCCACCAACGCTTGCTTTCGGGTCTTCCAGAACAACCCCGTCTCTTTTGAAAGTCAGAAGAGCTTCGGTCGAATTTCTCTTGTTCTTGAACACAATATCAAATTCGTATGGATCGTCGAGAACGGACCTCAGACAGCGTGTAACGAGCTTCCCCAGAAAGTGATGGACTTGTGTCTGCATGACCTCTACAGAGGTTCTCAGCACATCGTGTGCCTCCAAACAGTGGATATGATTACTTTCCAGAGACTCCAGACGCAAAACAAGCCGATCCTTGTGGTTTTGGACCTCCATGTGGCTCTTGTGCGTCTCTGAGACTTCTTGTTCAATTTCCTCGAACTCATTCAGCAGGCTGTCCAATCTCATCGAGTTGCTCCTTTGCTTTCTTGATCTTGGCTCGGATGGATTTTTCCATCTTCTCTTCCTTGGTTTTGTACTCTTCTAGGAGTTCTCGGGCCGTTCGCACAGTATCACAGTCGAACTTTTCTTTCAGTTCTTTCTTGTAATTCTCCAGACTCCCGACTGCTCGATCCCTTTTTGTCTGGATCTCTCCTATTTTCTTTTCGAGTTTCTTGATCTCTTGTTCAATGCTCATGGTCCCCCCAATTTCATTCCTGTGATTGTTTCAAAAGCCTCGTATGTCTTATCGCACAGTTCTCCGAATGATAACAGATCACAGGCGTCCGTGATGCTGATCAGTTGATGCTCGATCACGAGATCGGAAACGAACTCCACCTTTTTCATAGGTTCGTTTTTCATGAGGACGAATATAGCGTGGACGGAAGAAGCTCTCAACTGGATCTCTTCCTTTCCGGGAATGTATTTCGCTTCAGGCATTATCAACCATCTCCCAGATAATATCTCGAACTTGTTTCTTTGTCTTTGCTTTATCCATGACCTGTTTCAAAACAGTATTCATGGAGAGTCGACCGGCCTCTGACATCGCATTCTTCAGAACATCCATGACTTCCTCGAAGTCCTTCTCGTTGTTCTCTGCTGAGGCCAGAGCCTCTTCCTTTTCCAAGAAGACATCTTGGGATGTGTCGAAGAAGTTATTCTCCAACGTCCCATTGTCGTATAATATGACAGCTCTTGGCTCGTGATCGACCTCGTTCGAGTGTCTACGGTAGAAGGACCCGATGTTCACGATTGTAGGATCCCCCGAGACCGGGCTTTCCAGATCGAAAGGGGAGTGGTTATCTCCAAAGAAAGCAACGTCAAATCCCTGAAGTTTATTCTGGTACGCTGTGGCATGTTCCTCGTCGCTGACTCCGGGGAAACTGTGGCCTTCCAGCCAGCAGTAACCATGCACGATAGCAACTCTGAAGTTGTAACCCGGCTCGTCCCATTTTTTCAACTTTGAGTTCCAAGGGAACCCCCGGACGACAGCGGAACCTCTCCCTCGTTGTTTCATTTTGTACCCAAAAGCCATCCTACCCGAACCCAGATTGCGAATCACATTCGACTTCTCCAGAACCCCGTAGGCCGCTTTATGACGCAGATCGTATCGGTGATTTGGGAGATCGTGCTGACCGGGGATCGCCACTGTTTTCGGAGGAAGTTGATCAATCGCAAAACTGATTAGATGAGGACTGGGGTTCCATCGATCAAACACGTCTCCACAGATGAAGACCTTGCATCCCAGTTGAGCCTGTAGCTTCTTGAGCTGCTTCAACTGACGAGACATCGCTGAGAACCAACAAGTCTCCCCACGCCTTGCGAGAGGGGCCTTGTCAGATAAGTGGATGTCAGATACGAAGATCCCTAAAGGGGTCGCTGGCATGTTGGACATACCTTTCTTTTTTCTTGAAGTTCTTTGAGTTCGGACGAGAGATCGTCTAGTTCATCGTTGTGGGTCCTGATCATGAATTCACAATCCACGACTGCTTGGATTGTTCGATACAGAGCTTCTATGCTTCCTTGGTGTTTCTGAAGATCTGTAAATTCCCCATGAGGTAGCTGCACAGAGGAAGGGTCCTCCGGGATCACGATACGGTCGATCTGCTCAATGATTGTCAGGATTTCGAGATGCTTCTTTCTCGCAGAAGAGTAGGACGAGATATCAGGGACTTCGACACTCTCGATCACATCACCTAGACCTTCAATAGTTTTTTCGCATTCGAGTGTCTCTTCTATCAGTTCATCAAGGTCCTCGATGTCCAAGTACAAATCTTCTAATTTATCGATAAGGGACCTCGTCTTCGAGACGTGTGTGAACAATTCTTCGATTCCCTCAGACTCTTTAAGTTCCTCCTCTGCTTCTGCGATACTTGCCTTGTCCGCTTTGATGACAGCAGTGTTTTCTCTGATCTTCTTACGGCTGTCAGATATGACGGAATCAGCCTGTTCCAGATCGACTAGCTTGTTGATCTCCTTGCTCACATCGGAAGCGGACAGATCGAACCAGAAAAGAGCATTATGCTGATCTTGGAAGTTGAGATCATTGACCTGCGTGAGTGCTTCGATCTCTTCGGGAACCCCGCTTCGTCCAAAAGAAACGAACGGCTCCTGATCATCGATCTGGTACTCGTTTAGCTTCTTCGTGCTTTTCCGACGAGAGATAGTGTGATTGCCAAACTTTAGTTTGACTTCACAGACCTCTTCTCCCCGAGTGATGAAATCATTTCCCTGTGGGGTGTTTCTCAGAGTCCATTTGATTGCCCGGAGAACTGAACTCTTCCCGATGTCGGATTCCCCGACAATTGTGTTCAATCCCTTTTTGAACTTCAAGAGTCCTTTCGTTTGCCTCTGAAAGTTCTTTATCAGCACTTTGCGAATCATCGGCGTTGCTCTCGTTCTTTGGTTTTGCAATCGCGACCCCCTTTGATTCCCATAAGTTTTAAGAATATGAGGGATACCACAAACCCGTACACAATCCCGATCAGAGAAACTGTCAGCACAAAGGTTAGAGCCTCTGCTGTGTCCGTCACTATTGCATTTGTGATCATATCACACTCCGTAAACAGAAAAGAAAATAGAAACTCTCAGAAACCACTGAGACAGGATCCATGAATCGATCTTCATTGAGCCGCACCCACTGTGAGGAAGGAGATGACAACAGTCACGACGATCATCACTATCAGAAAACCTGCGACGAACTTCCGTTTCTCATGAACTCTTGAAGTGACCCAATCGTTGATTGCTTCGGCTTCATTGATCTCTTGGAGCTTCGCCCGGTCGAGGACGCTCTGAGCCTCGGATAAGTGAACATCCCGTATCTGTCTTTGTGTGTCAGGGGAACCGCAGCATTTTTTGAACTTCGCATCTGAACCACAGAGACAGGGTTTGTTCCGTGGGTATTCAGTCATTTCACTTATTCCTTGGTTTTTGAAAGTTCGTAGGGGGTGTAGACAGTATCTCTGTTAGTCCTAATTCCTGACACACTTTGCCCCAGTTCCGAAGTGTACATTTGTTCCTCACGAGCCGAGGAGTGATGGTTCCCTCGAACGGGAGATTTACTAAAGGCATGTTCTTTTTGACAATTCCGCAGTTGTCAAGTATTTTCTGATAATTCTTGTGATGTTTTGGGATTTTGTTGTTCACCCAGTCACAGGCTGTTTTCTCTCCGACCCCGTCGATACCGGGAATGTTATCCGAGTCACACCCAGCAAGAGACTTCACTGTGCTCCACATCGCAGGGTCGACACCCCACTCTTCTTTGAAGTCCTCAACTGTGTACTCTTTCCGATCCTTGGGCATGTACATCACGACGTTGCGTCTGAGAAGCTGATACAGGTCGTGATCCGACGAAACAATGACACCTTTGGTGTTCCCCGGAACAAGCTCTGTCAACGACGCAATGATGTCGTCAGCTTCGTATCCTTTTTGAATGAAGACGTTATTGAATCCGAGTTCAGGCAACCACTTCTTTCGTAGACGATTGATCATCTTGTAGAGGTTCGCTCTCTCCTCGTTTTTCTCCCGTCCACCTTTGTATTCAGACAGAGATTTCTTCCGAAGATTCCTACGACTATCGAAACAAAAAGCGATCTTGTTCGTAGGGTACTTCAGGGTGATGTCTCTCAGATTCGACAGGAACCGGGACATGAACACAGGCTCGACTTTTGGACTCTCCCGACCTGTCCTGATCTGATAGAAGGACCAGTAGGACATGTAGTTTCCGTCGATGAATAGACTTGGTTTACTCAATTGTGACTCACCTCATTCCTAACGTGAGGGCAGTTGAAGACACCCATTGAGACACGATCTGAGTAGCGTCGCTGTGAGGAACACCCTCATCGACGAGGTAATTCCACATCCGAGAAGCGATGGTCCCGTAGAAGTCCCCAAGGGCCGCACCAGATTGATCAATTTCGTGAGGTTCTACCACTTTGTTCTCCTATTTGTATTTCTTTGGTCGGTCTAAACGTAATGAATCAATGATGTCGTCCCACACTTTTTGGCAGAGGTCTTTCAGTTGATCCAATCTCTTCGGGTCTTCCTCGAAGAAGTCTATACATTTATCGACGGTTCCCGAGAAATCAAACCCGACACACTTGATAGTTCCCCCTGATTTCTTGAATTCCTTCTCTGCACAGAGGTATTCGATACAGGACCGGGTGTCATCCACCCCATAGGAATAGTATATCGGAAAGGATATCTCGTGTTTCAGTCCTGTGAATCGGTTCTTTGTGATGTTGAACTTAGGGGTAATCCCTATCTTCCGTTTTGTCCCTCGAACCGTCTTCGCGAGAGTCTTGATCTGCTTCGTCCAGATCTGAGTCGTCGCAAAGAACTTCAAGGCCCGGCCCCCTGAATGTGTCCCCGGAGAGAACATGCTCTTGAGATCGTCGCGAGATTGGCAGACAATGATCAGGATGGACCCAGTGGCTTGGAGCTTGTGTACAGCTTTGCGAAGGTGCTGGCTGTTGTACTTCGCTTTCCCGTCACCGTAGGAGCCTTTCGAGTCTTTTCCAGCAACTCGCATCTTCTGATTCTCAGCATCTTGCTTGTCGGCTTGTTCCGATCTCAGAGCGTCCATAGAGTCGAGGATGTAAATGAAAGGTTTCCCCTCCTCAACAGCGATCTGATCAGCATATTCCAGACCATCGTAAAAGTCTTCGATTGTCTCAGAGCTGCAAGGGTTCCCGTTGAAGTCCTCATGAGGGAGTTCCATCTTAGAAGCGAGGTTTTCTCCGAAGTATTCTGAGAGGTCCATCAAGGCCCCTCCCTCGACATCGTCGTAGATCAGCCGGTAGTCTTTGAAGTTCACATCGTTCGCGGCCTCAGCGAGCACTCCGAGTAGTACAAAGGACTTCCCTGTGTCGGAGTCTCCGACGAACATGTAATATCGTCCTTTTGCGAGACCTCTGTCTTTGTTGTTCGTCAATGCGAGGTTCAGGCGGGTGACTCCTGTGCTGACGAAATCCTTGTCTGTCAGCCTTTTGTTTTCTCGTTCCTGTTCCGAATACTTTGTCCGTCTGCTGACCACTTCCTTTTCCAATTGATCGGCTGTGGGTTTCTTTTTGGTAGCTTTATTCTTCGCCATCATGTTCTTTCAATAAAAAAGCAGCGAGGTTTTTAGGCCCCGCTGCTTGAGGTTTGAGGCGTTCAAACTCAGAGTATCATAGAGTCGTCGGCTTACTCTTCCCACTCCTCGTCATCGTCGTCGTCTTCCCAGTCATCGTCTTCCTCGCCGAACTCTTCTTCGTCTTCCTCGAAGGGAGGCTCGTCGTCTTCTTCGAGATCATCTTCGAGATCATCTTCGAGATCATCTTCGAGATCATCTTCAAAGTCTTCATCATCTTCATAGTCTTCGTCTTCTTCGAGTACATCGTCCTCGAACTCTTCTTCTTCGACTTCTTCGACTTCTTCGACTTCTTCGACTTCTTCTTCTTCATACTCAACTTCATCTTCTTCGACTTCGGGTTCCCCCTCTTCGACGAGCATGACAATTGAGTCAGGGTTGAGACCATTGAGGAATTTCTCCCCCTGTTTTTCAGTGAGGGAACTTTCCCCCACCAAGTCACCCAAGGTGACAGTACGGACACTCGACATTGCAAAATCTCCTATTGAGAATTCTCACTTTAGTTCCAGACCGGATCCAGTCTGTTATCGACTACGTCGTCGACGTTTCTCTGTGGTGCTTTTCTTCGGTTCTTTGTCCCACTCTTCCTCGTCATCAAAGGGAGTGTCATCCAGATCGACATCCTCCACAGGCTTGCGACGACTCCGTTTCTTGGGACGTTCACTCGGCTTTCGGCGACGACGTTGTTTGGGTTTCTCATCTTCTTCGTCTTCATCCCATTCGTCTGCGGCTTCCGTTCCTTCGTCTACATCATCCTCCTGTTTCTTCTTGGATTTCTTGTCGTCCAAAGAAGGTGGAGCTGCTGAAAGGAGGTCTTTCAGCTCGTCGTACCCCGTCATCTGGATACAGGAGTCGAGGTCGATGCCATGATCCAAGAACCGTTCTGGAATCGCGTGTTTCCGTGGTTTGAAATCGAGAGTATCGACAGTGTAGAAGGTTCTTCCCATAAAGGTTTTTTCTTCCGCGAGGCATCGCAGAGTCATACCGTCTTCTGGGTCGTGGAAGATGTCCCAGTCATCGTCTTCCTCAGCGATTTCGAGTTTAGCTTTCAGAGCTTTCCCGAACAAGTGATAGGAGACATCCCAGATCTTTGGACCGGCTTTGCGGTCGTTGTGGTCCCATACGATCCACAACTGGCGGTGTTTGGGGAACATCTTGTTAGCGAGGTCCTTCTCCGCTTTTGTGTCGCGAGGCATCTGCGAGCCGTATTCGCAAACAGGACACGGCTCGTTGTTCATCTGAGACAAGCAAGCGTAAGACCCCATTCGGATTCCGATCCCTTGGTGAGTGAAGTAGGTCTTCTCAAAGTAGAGGTCCCCTTCCTCACCGAACTGACTGTCAGTTCCCAGCTCGAACGGGATGATGTCGATATTGAAAGCTCCCGCTTCCTTGATCTCGAATTCAGGGATACCCGATGGGATTTGAATACAGTGTGGTCGTGATTGTCGTTGATCGGCACGTTCCGACCATCCTGTTGCTGATACAGCTCTGCGTTTCTTCTTAGTTCGTCGTGCTTTTGTGGGCATCTTCTATCCTTCTTTCACTTTTGTTTGTTAGTTATTTGAATCTCTTAGTGCTGCTCATTCACTGGGATGAACAAATTCATTGTCCATTGTTCTGATCCTCATCTTCTTGGACATATGAGATGAGTCTGACAGCGTCGCTGTACTTCCCCAAAGAGTACTCGGCATCCCCCAAAATGTTTGTGGGACGGGTCGTGGTTCCATCAGAGAACTCCACTGCGTACACCTTTCCCGGTTCCTTTTTCAATCGCACAAAATCATCCCCCTTAAAACAGTAATTGAACAGGGACTCCCAATACCCGTTCCATCTGCACCACCCATCATTCATGTGATGTGTTGTTTTTACTTCAATTTTCTTCCCTGATTTTAGAAGAGAAAGGGCTAACTCCAACCCTTTGATCAGTCTCTCGTGTTTCTTCGGATCACTCAATGTTTTCGTCTCCTTTTTTTCTTGATGACTTTTCCAGCAGGTTTTGACGCCCGTTGTTTGTTGACGACTTGCTGGTCCTTCGCGTCCAGTTTGACATCTGCGAACCACTGTTGACCGTGGAGCTTAACCATGTTTGTCAGGCTCTCCCCACGGTCGTATAGGGCCGATACGACCCCTTTGACTGCCAGCTTGTACCGGACAGCCTCGAAGTACGCTTTTTGAGCTTCCTTGAAAACGGGACTCACTGTTACCACAGCTTCCACGGCTTTGTCCGTAATCTTGTCCAGCTTGAATTTAGCCGGGTCTTCCCGAATCTGAAGACTGAGCTTGGATCGAATCTGCTCCATACGAGCCTTTGCTTCGTCCTCATCGAGACCTGCGTCAGCTTCTCGCTCTGTCCAGATTTGTTTGAGTCTTGACTGATTGCCAATCTGCTCATCGAGACGTTGGAAATCCGTTTCGAGATCCACGTTCTTAAACTCATCGTTCATGTTCTTTCTTCCTAGTTCTTGGATGCCCATGCTCTGTAAAATTGCAAACAGAGTCCTGAAAACTTGTTAGCATAAAGATTCTCTTCAAACTCCTCCATAATCGGAACAACCCAAGTGCTTCCGTTCAGCAGGATTGACTTGCAATACCCCAGAACTGCCAACCGGCAACCCTCTGGGTCTCCCTGAAACAGCTTCAAGGCTTTGCAAATCTCCGGCCATGTCACATTCTTCTTGCAGATCAATTTGCACAAGTCGTAGGTGTTGGTCCCTTTGACCTCCCCTGTTATCATTGCAATTTGATCTTTCGAGTCCTCAACATACCGCACTGCGTTCAGATGAACAAGTGCCTGACGAGGAGACCCGTCAGAATGTTCAAGAATCTTCTTACCAAGTTCCTTGCTTAGTTTAATATCTTCCTTTTTGGAAATATCTAACAGAAGACCCTGAAGCTCTTTTGAGGAGAGGGGGGCAACTTTAAGCTCAGTCGCCCTTGTTTTGACAGTTTTCAGAAGTTTTGACGGATCCGTGGTACAGAAGATAACATAGGTTTGTTTTGGCGTGTCCTCCAGCAGCTTCAGAGCGGCGTTCTGAGCCTGTTTGGTCATCTCATGGGCCTCGTCAATGATAAAGACCCTCGATTCACCGTGAAGAGGCAGACTCGAAGCGACAGGACGTATCTTGCGGACCATGTTGATCCCATTATCGCTGGAAGCGTCGATTTCTTGATAATCGGTCCCCTTGCAACCCAGAGCATCCTTCACAACGCGAGCGAGAGTCGTCTTGCCACAACCGGACGGTCCTGTGAACATGAGGAACTGGGGGACGTTCTCTTTCTCGAAGAATCCTGACAGGACTCCGATCACGGATGAGTTCCCGACGACTTCGGAAAGAGTGCTGGGTCGATACTTCTTATAAAGTTCATTGCTTTCAGTTTTCAACGTGAACTCCTGTTATCATTTTGAGAATATTGGATTCGTCTCTGGAGGATTTCAACTTCACTTCGGATCTGGAGAAGTCTAAGAGAAGAGGGGAGGACTAAGACCCTGACCTTGCAGGTCACAACTCCTCTCAGAATGATTTCCTCTTCCTTCAGGTTTATGATTTGTTGTCTGCACTCTTCTATATCGTCCATCATAACTTATCGTACCCGAACAAGAGAAAATCGACATGGAACATCTCATTGATATGGTCAATAGAATCGTCATCCAAAAACTCAGTCCAATCTTTGTGTTCAGTTTTGTTTTTCCAAGGAAGCTCCCAGTCCTCTTTAGGGGCCTCGATGATCTCGCAAACTTTCTTCCAGTCCTCTTGCAAGTTCTCGTATCGCCCCACAAAGTCCATCCCGACGTTGCACTCAACATCCACTAAGAAATGAGCCATTGTGTGCTCATGAGGGACAACATACCTTCCCTCTTCCCAGATCATCTGGATGTACTCTGGAAAAGTGTCCGGCACTTTAGGCCAAGCGATTGAGTTTCCCTTTGCCGCATGAAAGAGACTGACCATCCGGTCATACGGGTTTCTTACGAATGCAAAAGCGAAGGCGTCTTTGTTGACATCCTTCTCTTGCAACACGGCTCGGTAGTTTGTGTGACCGCCCCGCTGAATCCATTTCATTGCCTCCATTGAAGTGCCAGCACATTTGGGTGTGTGGATGAAGATGAAATCCATGTCTTTGCTGTAATAACTCATAGTAATTCCAAGTGTTTATTAAAAGGCAATTTTATACTCTTTTTTGTCGTACCACGATCTACCTACAGGGGAGACCTCAGCTTCAACTTCGAGTGGGACAATTAACCAGTCTTCGTAATGTTTCATTGTGTCTTTGCACATAATCTTCATCGACTTCCCGAGGAAGTCTTGCAGCTCATCTTTGTGTACTTCTGCAATCACAGAGTCGTGGATTTGTCCGATCAGGCGTGACTTCCACCCCTTCCTGAGCATCTTTTCTAATTGGATGACAGACCAGAGTAGGCAATGGAAAGCGGAACCCTGTACAGGAAAGTTGATGACTTGATTGCGTCGGAAGTTGCCAATGTATTTGAAACCCGTGAAGGAGTCCATGTAACCTGTCTTTAGGTACTCCTCATACATGTCTTTCTTCCATTGTCCGTAGACTCCGAAGCGGTTATCCCAGAAGTCACTCTCGACTTCCTTGACGTGCTCCTCCATAGTCCCCGGAACAGGATCGGACCCAGACTTACAGATTCCTCTCTCAGTGATTCCGTGACGACCCAACCATTCCTGTGGACTGACCCCTTCAATAGACGCTCCGGGCATGGTGGACATCTTCCAAAGAGCCTTAGCTCGGTCGATGTAGTAAGACCCGTAGAACTCTGGGAATACGAATCCGTTCTTGCCGATGTACCTGACTTCTTTTTCAACTTGATTCGGATCGCACTTGAAGATCTGAGCAGCCATGTCCCTGTGCATGTCTTTCGCAGGGTCCAGCAGGTACTCGATCATCGTCGGGTCTTTGTGGTAGCAAGCCGCTACGGTCACTTCCACACCCGAGAAGTCGATCTCGACAATGTGGTAATCCTTGTGGGGGACGAAAGCCTGTCTGATCATCTTGGCGTGAAACGGATTCCGTGTCGGGATATTTTGCAAGTTCGGGTCTGAACAAGAGGAACGGTAAGAGCGTGCGATGTTTAGATTGAAACTTGGATGCACTCGACCGTTTACTTCGTAGACCTTCAGGTTTGCCAGAATATCCCGACACTTCATCCTATACTTCCACTGGACGTAGGTGTCAGTCCACTGCTCCCCAATGTCGAGCAACGAGTCGGCATCCGACTTGTCTTGCCCGGCATCCGTTTGGTCTTCGGGAGGATCGTAACCGAACACGTCATACAGGACGTGGGTTAGTTGTGGATTGCTGTTGAGCTTGGACTTGCTTCCAAATTCTTTGGTCCAAGCTCTCCAGTGCTCGTCGTCCTTTAACCAGCTCTCGTGGCTCTCAATGGACTTCTCCAGCTTAGGGATCATCCGGTTGATGTAATCCATGTCCAGAGGCATTCCGTTGTCTGCAACAGTCGCGAGAGCTAATGCCCCCTGATGCAACAGGTCGTATGCTTCTGGTTCCGGTATGATCTTCATAATGTTCCTTAATAAAAAGGGAGGGCAGGACTCGAACCTACATCTACTCCAGTGGCACTAGCGGTGTTCTGCCAATTGAACTGCCTCCCTTCGCTCTTAGTTTCGCCATCTCACTGGCCGAGGGGGTCCCCTTTGCAGTTTTCCTTCGATTTGCAGGTGTTGCTCTCGTTTGGGCTTGAGCAGGATGTCCGACAAGTTTTAGTGGTTTTATTGAAAAGAATCTCGAACATCCGGTAAATTACAGGACGATGGTTCTCTTGGAAGTCCTCCACCACTCGGAGAGCGGCAAATTGCATCATTGCTTCTTTGAGTCTTGAATCCATACCCTCATCGTCGATTTTATGATCATCGACGAGCTTGTCAAAATTGTCTGACACAGCATCTGCTGCGAGATCGAAAATCTTCTGTTCGAGTTCTTTTCGGACATCCTCATCCGGCCACAGGAGAGGAACCTGATTTTCGAGGATTGCTGCTCTTTCTTGAAAGTCCACAGTTAGGCTCCTTGCAGGTAGTTTGTTTTTTGCATTTGCCAGAGACCTACCTGATACTCCAGCAATGAGTCGAGTCCGTTGTACTCCAACAGATCGTGTAAAGAAACGTCTTGGGCGAGATTGTTGTACCCGTTTGTAGGTCCTTTTATCAGGCTCCCTATCTTATCGTTATAAGTCCCAAAACCTAACACAACGTAGGCTTGAAACTTGATAGATGTCACCCCTGTCCGACAGTCCATCCAGTGAGCAGCGAGCATCGTGTCCCACAGCCAGTTACGTGTACGGGTCTTCAGTAGTCTGCGACCCCACTGCTCCTCAAACTTCATGTTCGTCGCTATCTTTTCCACAGGACTCCGCAGGAACTCCCGTGTGGCTCGCCTTGCTTCTCCGACCATCGGGTATGAGATTGTCTTCTTCCCATTGAAACAGATCGCACAGGACAGGATACGAGCCAGCGGAAGTCGAGGGTTGAGGCAGTTGGTCTCGTAGTCAAACGCAGCTACAGTTGCTTTTTTTGTGTAGTGTCGAATAGCCTTTGCAGCTTTGTTCGGATCCCGGATGATTTCAATCTGAGACTTGTAGTCCACCTCTTCGGGCAGGGGTTGTCGGGACAGACTGATTGCTTTGTTAATGTGCTGACTGAGTAGTTTCTCCGAATACTTCAGAGAGTAACCATTGTCTTTGAACCAGCGATTGTCGTAAGTCGGACAAATCCACGACCCCACTGTTCTGTCCGGGATGTTGAAACCCACCCACCTCTCCAGTTGACGGAAAGGGGACTGCCAACTGAAAGAGGTGACTGAGTTGGATGCGATTTGACCTAAGCTGATAATTACTTTTGGTTTGAGCCTGTCAATTGTGTTTTTCAGATGAGGCTTGCAATAGTCTGCATGTTTCTTTTGGACAACCCCTTTGTGTGGTTTGCAGATCACAGCCCCCGTGTACCAGCAATCCTGCATAGGGTCAATTCCCGAGCGAGACAGAGCGGACTCGATCTTGTTCTCGGAGTCCCACTCAGACCAGAAACTACCTTTGAAGTCTTCGACAGGAGTAGGGGAAGGCCCCACGATAAGGATGCCCTTTCGTCCCTCCCCTACTGGTTTCATAAAGGGGGTCTCACAGGTCTTGTGAAACTTGCACTTACCACAGAGAGGCAGGATCCGGTCCTTCGATTTTTGAGTCATTTCTGACTTCTTGAAAAATCCAGTTTTCATAGTGTTCCTGCAATGAGCAATGTTATGGGTTGGACAAGCCAATTGGAGTCCATGTAGTTCGATCTGGGTTTGAGACAGGGTCGAAAAACACTACCCACCCCGTATGTGCAATCACCGATGGCCCATACCTCCCGTCGCTCCACTCCATTCTCGTCTGTCAGTCTTCCTCTTTCGGCAACGTAGAATACATCCTTCTCTTTGAAAATAGTACCGTCTCTCAACTCGTTGAGTTTAACCATCTGTGTCGTCTCCTTGGTCTGCGACTTGTAAAGCGGAAACATAGGTGAGATTAGGAAGGGTCATTGTGATTGCTGAATCACTGATAAGGCACTTCGATGAGTTTGTCACAATGTGCTTCAAAACATCTGAGGAGACTCGGAACCTCTTAAGATCCCCCTCGTACTTGATCCAGTAACCCTCGAACAAGGAACCGGAATGCCCGGTTGCTCTCATCTTGAAATTACCCCCTGTGTTGCCACCAACACTCACGTCAATTTGGTCGTCTTCGTTCTCGGAACAAAAGACATCCATTCTTTCACAAACTTCTTTGACTGACTTCGGGATGTTCAGATCGACCCCCTCTTTGTGTAAAAGGGGGTCGAGGTCTGGGTACTCCTCAGTGGATCGGTTGATGCGAGCACCATAAATAGCACCCGTATCCGATTGGAAATACCACCAGTCCTTTGTTGCTCGTTGACCCACTGGGTTGATTTGAGCGACAGGAACTAAAGCCTCACCTTTGATCAGGAAGTCACCCACCTTGCTCAGTTTTGTATCTGCTCGACACAAGCTGAAAAGATTGCAGGACTCCATGTACTTGGGTGTGACATGCACCATCATTGTGAGGGGAGCTTCAATGTCTTTCCCCACACAATTCTTGACTCCCCGGATCATGTCCGGGAACCCGCGAGGTACTTTGTTGAACTTCTCTGGGAATTTGAAAGTCTCCACAGGAGCAATGATCTCTTCTTCAATGTTCATGCGGAGTCTGCTGTTGCCCCCAATGGACATCACAAAGACACCATTTTCAACGTAAGTGCTCATCTTGTCATCGTCATACTTGGATAGTATTTCGATTAGGGGTGTGGCTGAAATAGCCCCCTCCACCCCCAGATCGAGTTGTACTCGGCAGATCACATTCTCATTGCAGGAGTAGGCGTATCCTCCCTGAAATATGAACATGGAAGACTGAGGGACTGTGTCCCTCCTCTCCACCCCTGCCTTGATCGAATCGAGCTTCCGAAGCACTTTCAACCGGCTCATCTTTCTGATGTTTTTCGGCATTGCTCAATCTTCTTTCTGTTGTTTGTTGGACCCTTCCTTTTGGATGAGGTCGAACACCTCCTCACGGTGGACGTCAATATCCTTCGGAGCGTCAATTCCAATCCGAACGGAATCCCCCCGAATGTCCAACACCATGATCTTGATCTTGCCGTTTGCAAGGAAAATTCGTTCAGCTTTTTTCCGCGACAGCACTAACATCTTCACCTCCGTTTTGGTTAGGGTCTACTAAAGAATAGTCACCGAGCTTACGATCCCAAGGAAGCAGGAAATCGAACTGTTCGGATTGTTTTTGGTTGTACATTGTGGACAGGAATATGCGAGGGTTGCGACCCATCACTTGAGAGATGTCCCCACTCTTTTGGAACATCAACACAGCCACGTCCGCTTCCTCGGGATTCGCCACGATGAGGCTTGTCCTCTTCATCAAAGTCAGGACCTGCATCATGATCAAAGCGAGGTAGTGATCGACGGGGTTGTGAGCATAGATTGAGATGACGTAATCTTTGGGCTGGGACGCACTGCTCACAATCTTAGCGATGTTGTGAATTTTGCCCGTCAGCTCTGCGTAATGCACTTCTCTTTTCTTCTTCATGTCTTTCCTTTAGAAAGTCGGGAGAGGGAGTTCAAAAGGGCAGAAAGTTCTCGACCTCCCCCGACCAATAAGACATGATTGTGTCATATTAGGGGGATGGAACTTCCCTGTCAATAAACAAAACACCCCGTACCGGAGTCGAACCGATGTTACCAGAACGAAAATCTGGGGTCCTACCACTAGACGAACGGGGCAGGGGAAGACTGTTAGTTGTGAATCCAATAGCCGCGAGGCGATTTGATCACTTCGATTTCCTTTAGTTCCCACAACCGTCCCGGCACGAGTGTACCGAACGTGTTCTGGATAGACTGTTCGTCTTTTTCAGGGAATCGTTCTGCCAGTCTCCCGAGGACATCTTCTTTTTGTACAGGTTTCTCGGGAGTCCCCTCCCCCAGAAACTCGATAATGGACGCAACCACCGTTTGTTTGGATTTTTCGTCGCTTCCCATCTCACGGGATGGCTTTAGGCTTTCATTTGCTTTATCCTTCTTTTTTGTGGTATTACTTTTCTTTTTCGAGTTAGGTAGAGCACCACGGAGTTTGTATCTCAGTTTCTTCTTCTTGCAATCAAGCAACAGGCGAAAGATAGCTTCGAGCACTGCGTCATCTTTGATTTTCTCGTAGCTGCTCTTGCTGAATTTGATCGTTCGGATTGTTTTCTTGAGGTTCCGACTTGTCAATTCAGCGGGGCGGTCAACACCCAGCTTCAACAGGAGATTCAGAATATCTGCGACATCAAAACTCATTTTGCTGCTCCGTTCTTAGGTAGCACTATATCGAAAGTAGGGTGAAAGGGTAACTCAGAACTTGTAAAGGTAAGGTTTACCTCTCATTTGTCCGAGGTCTTTGAGAATTTGGTTCATCACCCCTTCGGGGTCGTAACTGAATCCCACAAGACCAGCCGTGATACATATTGCAGCATCCTCCACGTTCTTTTGATGGCACTCCATGAAAGCCTCGCGACCTATCTGTTTTCGTCCTTCTTCGTCTTCGTTGTTGTACTGTAGCTCCGCAGTCACACCTCCCAGCAAGTTCAGGGAGTCGAAGATCATGTCCAATGATTCTTCACACATCTCTCCGGGAGCTTCCGTGTAAGTCGTCTGAAGCTGATCCTTCGTCATTTCGGCCCGATCATCCATACCCCAGTCCTCGTTTTGCTCGTTCATCTTATCCTCTTGCGTTCAAAATGGCAGGTTTGCACACATCCAGACAGGAAGCTGTATAGACTTCGTAATTCTCTGAATAGAACTCTTCCCGCGATGCGATTGTGTTCAATCGGTACACCCCGATTTCTTTCTCTTCCTCTGTCTGGTTCAGACCCATCATGAAGGTGACGTGAGCCAGTTTTCTCTTGTCCTCTGAGAAGTTTTGTCGTCGAATCAATCGACTTCCGTATGAATTTGCGTCCGCTTGTGTGGCTGTGATGACAAGGTTGTGGAATTCCTGTGACAAAGCTCTCAGCTTCTTCCACGTCATATTGATTTGATCCCGAGTATCGGCTATCCCGGAAGGGGGAGCTAGGATGTCAGCGTAATCAATCACAACCACATCGGCAACCCACCCCTGTCTCGCCCAATTTTGCAGGATCGATCTCATTCCAGCAACAGATAAAGTGCTCGCGGGATGAGATGAGATCTTCAGTGGGTTTTTATTCCCCCTCACCTTTTTCTTGAGGATACGCTTCATCCTCTTCACAGCTTCGGCAGGTTCCAAGTAATCCGAGAACTCTCTCGGCTCCCACTTCATTTTGGGCAGGTCTCCCTTCTCCTCCGGCATTTCCATTGAAACAGGGTACTTGATCGTCTTCGGCTTGTAGGGGCGGTTAGCCGCTCGCTGAGAGAACCTCATGATGACTTGGTTCTGGGACATATCCCCCACTGAAAAGAATGCCACTTTACGGCTCTGGAGGACCGCTCTCCACGCGAGATCGATCAGCCAAAAGGACTTTCCTCTTTTCTCGGGAGCAATCAGAGACACAAAGGCGTCCCGGCAGAGGTTGTCCCCAAAGAACAGAGTGCTCCCAAGTTCTCCGGGCATTGTGATTAGACTTTCAGACGTAGTGTTAAAAGCCTCCTCGATAGCAGATGAATCGTGGAACAGGTCGACCCCTGATGACTCGGATACATCCACTGTTTGGAACGTAGAGATCCGTGAGAGAGCTGTTGTGTAATCCTGATCCGAGCAATCGTTTTTGATCTCTTCGGTCAGTCTTATCAGAGCGGTGTCTTTAAGAAACTTGTCGATCTCATCAAGGACAAACTGATCATTCTGAATGTCATTCTCGTACTCCTCAGATAGATCAACAAGGATGTTCTCGACATCTTCAACGAGGTTCTTGTTCTTAGAGGTCTCAGCCCACTTCTCGAACTTGACTTCGATGTTTTCTCGAATAGGTTCTGAGTAGTGCTGATAGTATGCGATGGACCACTTCGCCACTAAGTCGGCAGCGGGGTTGTTGAAAGAATCTTTCTGGATCTTGTCGGCAACTCTCGCACAGATATTCCCGCTCGTGATCAGAGCGATAAGTACCTGACGTTCCGATGTTCCGTTATATGTTGTCACTGTTCCCATTAGGGGTGTCTTTCCACTATGTTTGTGATTAGTCCGTACTGAGAGAACTCTCCCAGAGATGTCACCCCCTTTATCCCTTTGGCAAACAGAACGACTCCGTCTTTCGCACACCCACAAAGCTCACCGTTGGGATACACGAACTGCTTTTTGTTTCGGAGGAATACCAGTCGTTGCATCTGGGGCATAAAGTCCTGAAACCACCCAGAGGCTGTGCGACCCCAGCAGCATCCCACTCCGTTCCCGTGCTCGACGAACTTCTCCAGCCAAGGCACTATGTCATTCCTTCCTCCGAATGGGGGATTCATCCAGACAAGTCCCGACCATGCTGTCCTCAAACCACCGTCTCGCTGGGTCAGATGATTTTTGGCAGGGACAGCATAGCCGGGTAATTTCTTCCACGCATAAGGATCGCACACATCCATATCGAATGTGAGGCCCATTGTCTTGAACCACCAAGCGGGGGAATATCTTTCGTCTTTTGGATAATCAACCACTTCACGACTTCCTTTTCTTTTCCAGAGGTTGCTGTCTCACCACTTTGATTTCAGGGATCCCCCACCACTGCTTCATGGAAACATTTCCCCCTATGTCATTTCCGATCATCACTTCAACATAGTTGTCTTCTGAGACCATCGGGGTCTTCCCTGTCCCTTGTCCGTACAATCCCCGGTAAGGATTGTAGAAGACCATTCCCTCAATGAACAATGACTTCTTGCTGACTTCGACCGCATCGATCAACTTCGTCTTCCATTTCATCGTTTCCATCTCACTTTCCGGTCGGTGTACCCTTTCAGTTTCATTTCAACCCAGTCGCAGAACTTGTCAGACTTCCACTTGCATCTCAAAGTAGTCGCTTCTTTCGACCACTGATCCCAGTTGGCGTAACGATCCAACCAGTAACGGAACCAAGTGTGTGCAAAGTCAGTGGGACCGGCCCAAGTGTTCTCAATTGCTTTCTCAAAACCGGGCAGCTCCTCCTTCAGTTTTTCGTAATTCTCCAGAGCCTCTTCGACAAACGGGATCAGGTCTTCATCATAGATCGGATTCTCAGTTGTCTGTAGTCTCTTCAGAACTCTTTTTGCGTTTTTGCTGGAGGAATTCCCAGACTTCTTCAAAGTGGTCCCAGATGCGGTTGAATCGGAGGGGTGTTCTCCGTTGTTCCTCTCGTAAGCCAGAACTATGTCGTCGAACTTCTTCCGAAACTTCTCCGCTGTTGGGGCTGACGGGATGAACTTGTTCGTCTGAACTCTCACATACCACTTCAGCACTTTCTTGATTGTCTTCTTCGGGACTCCGTCCACTTCGTGCAACTTGCGGAAATGCTGGTCCCACGTTGACACTTTCGCCCCCCGAGCCGATTTGATGCGATGAGGCAGGGAAGTGTAAAGAACTGTTGAACACTTTTGGAAAAAGTGGGCTGAAGTTGCCGGAGTGCCATTGGTCAACCCCTTGGAGAGTCCATTCAGAGGGGACAGATTCTTTGTGGGGGTCGTCGATGATGAGGAAGTAAGTGAGGAAGTCCCTGTCATTGACGTACTTTCTGAAGGTTGATTTTCGTCCCCCGAGTCTGATTGTGCGGTATGGTCTTGTGAAGAAGAGTTCGACCCAGTTGAAGAGTTGTTTTTGTCCTTTGAGGGGGAGGTGCTTTGGTTCTCGTTCGAGGTCGATTGGTCGGCATCCTTCTTGCTGTACCATGTTTGATCCCCGGTGTCCTTTGTGTACTTCTGTTTGTAGTAGTCCAGATCTGTGGAAGGATCGATATCAAACGACTCCCACGCTATGTATATCTCTCTTTGGGTCAGATTCTTAACCCGGTTTTTCCGCAGAAAACCTTTGTCCACTAGCTTCTGGATGTTCTTTTCAATCGTCCGAGGACTGGCCCCGATCTTCTCGGCAATCGATTTGTTACGAGCATAGCAGGGTTTATCTCGGATCGAGAACTGCCAGATGTATGACAGTATCAGACAGTCCGTCAGAGTGATAGTTTTATTTTGGACGTACTGGATGAAGTGATCGATAACATATAAGCTGACGTTGATTTGTTTACTCATAGGACTGACCTCTCTCATAATCTTCGATAAGGTCCATCGCTGGTTTGTCACCGAACTTGTCAATCAGTTTATCCAGTCGAGCACAGTTCACGCCGATCCATCGGACTCCCTGAGAATCGAGGTGGAATCCTACTATCCCCTTGCTGCACATCCACACCAAATCGGCCTCAAGTTTCTCCTCGGAGTCGTACTTCAACATGTAACGAATCCACTCGTTCGATGCTCGGAACCCTTTAGGCTCCAAATACGACAAGAGCAGACACAAGAGCAAAAATCTCCGAGAGTTTATCTTTCCAGTCTGATAGAATCTCAGAGCGATGTCTTTGACCGTGAACATTTCACGAGACATCGAGTAGTTGTAATCGATTTTATTCTGGAAGTGGGAGAAGGGGGTTCCCTCTACTGTCTCGTCCACCCAGTTCTTTTCATGTTCTATCATTTGACAACCCCTGATTCTTTCATTTCTTTCACCAGCTTCGGGTTGAACTTGAACAGCCTTGTGCGGCCCCCTCGGACAACCACTTTCTTAGGTCCCTTTTCGATGTGTATCTTTTTCTTCAGGTACTTGTACTCGACCAGCTTCTCCATCGAGTCGTCAACCGACTTCCGGGTCTTGTAACCCGTCTCCTTCATCACGGCATTCGTATCCACCATGTACCATCCGATCTCAGTGGGATGCTTCGCCCTCTGCCTCAGCATTGAGCGAAAGACCCATATCAATCTCGCGGGTACGAGTTCATACAGAAGGTCTTTCAATATTGCCATCATAGTTTCTCACGAAAAACTAATCGATTCAGACCTTTATGCCCATTAGGCTTGATCTGGATAATCTCCTGTTCCTCCAGTTTCTTCAGCTTCACTTTCAAAGCTGGGACTGCTACGTTGAACTGCTTCGCCAGAGCCCTCATTGATTGTATCACTGTGGGTTTCCCTAGTTTCATCTCCGTCTTCAGATACAAATAAAGAAGGAAGAAAAGTTCCTTGTCCGACATACGATGCTTTGACGCCAACGTGAGGAGACGGACCCCAATTACCACGGAGCCATCTTTCAGGAGTCTTGTACTTTGCTGGTCGCTCATAGGGTTCATCCATCCAGTAGCTTACGAAGTTGATTGATTTCGCGGTCTCCCGCAGAACCCGCATCTGTTCCTTCTTCATCGAATCTGAAATTGATTGTAGTTCCCGAATAGAATCTAAGATTTCGGCAGAGCTTATCGGCTCGCTCTTGTGCGTCAGGCTCGTTGTCGAAGCACACGATCCGTCGAGGAAATCTTGATATCCGTATGACCTGTTCCTGAGTGTAGGAGAGTCCCAGTGTGGCGACTGCTCCGGGACCAGTAGCCCAGACATCGGAAGGACCCTCATGGACAATGACAGATGATGTACAGTAGTCCTCGCCGTAAAGTAATGATCCCCGAGGTATTCTTTCTTCCCCTTCGCCAGCAGCAATGTATCGTAAAGAGGCGTGAGGGTCAATTGATCGAGTCGTCCATGAAACTGTTTTTCCACGGAATCTAATAGGGATGAAGATTCGCCAACTTAGTTGATCAGAGATTCCGATTCCTTGGAGATGCCAAGTTTCTTGAAGGTGATCGGGGTCGAATCCTCTCTCTTCCAAGTAATGCCGATGAGCGGGAAGAAGCTCGGATCGGAATTCAGGCAAAACGAGCTTGCCTGTTGCCCTACTCCACGCCTCCCCTTCGTTCGATTTGATCTCCCTGAAAGAGTCCCGGACAGAGGCCCACTTGACTCCGAGAACACCCGAAACCGCTTCTGGAACAGGGAGTCTTCCGCAAACCCAGCAGTTGAAGTACACTCCTGCGATATTATATCCCAGACGGTAGCTTTGGGACCCCGGTGAGCATCGAGGGCAGTCCATTTGTATCCATCCTGCCCTCGCATGGTGGTGTCCTCCTTCAGAGTAATACTCAGTTCCATAATCATCTAGTAAGTTTTCAAATCTCATCCGATGGCCCCTCCCTCATTCTAAGAACATCCTCGAACTGCTCGCCTGTTAGTTCGCTTGTACCCATTGGGGGCTTTCGCACCGTTGGCATTTTTCGTAATCATTTGTCATCATCTCGGCTCCCTTTGTTTTTATATCACTTCGTCTGAAACGTACTCCTCCATGTACTGGATGATTTTTGCAGACATAGAGAACCCCCTTCGAGCACACTTAGCTTTGAAGAGGTCTTTGAGATGGTTCGAGCATTCCACAGTTACCTGTGCTTTGCCTCGTCTCTTACGGGGAATAAAATTAACCCCCACTCTCTTTTCCCCATCAACCTTTTTTCTCTTCCTCTTTCTTCTTTTCTTCTCCACGTCGGTCCTCCTTTTTCAGTTCCTTACCAATCCACCACTGAGGTACTCGTCCGAAACTCTCTGTTGATTTTGCCAGTGAGTCTATGATCAAAGTCACTCATCGCAAATTCCCTTCTGTTCGTGTGTCTTCCAACGCCACCCGCACCTCATCCCCGAACTCACCCGACTCTATCATCTGTCGGGCCAGTTCCTTGAGGTCAGCATGAACTTGGGATGCGTCTCCATTACGCCAGGTGAGATTATCAGCATTGAAATCCATAGTTAGGTAATCGAAGCTGTTACTATACTTCCACTGCCCACCATCCAGCGTCGGCAGATCGGCAATCGTGATCTCCCGTTTGGGTTTGGGAATCGGCGTTACTCGATAACCGTACATTTCAAGCACCCCAGTCCATTCATCAGTTGGAGTCTCAAGTAGCGCTTTCTCAAACGCACTCCTCTCCGCAATCCGCTCGTCTGTCATTCGCTCAGTCACGATATTTCTCCTTCCACGGTTTTGCTTGTGATTCCAGGATGCCTTTCTTCCAAGCGGGGAATTTGGCGTATTCTTTCGCAGCGAGTTTCAGGAACTTGAGGAACTCCGGGTCAGGCTTCAATACGATTCGCTCAGTCATCGCTGGTTCCTTTCTCGCCACCCTCACCGTCAGGCAGGAGACGAGAGCATCGTTTTCTGCCCGCAACCGCTCGCACTCAGCCCGCTCCGCTTTCAGGGCGGTTAGGATTTTGTCTGATTCAAAAAGAGTCAAGCCGACTCCCCTTCTTACGTCAGTCTGGTAACCTTCGATGTCTTCGTCTGTCATTCGCTCAGTCATCGGCTCGCCTTTCTGTTGTTGGGTTCGCTCCGCTTCAATCCCCATCAACCTTTTTTCTCTTCCTCTTTCTTCTTTTCTTCTCCACGTCGGTCCTCCTTTTTCAGTTCCTTACCAATCCACCACTGAGGTACTCGTCCGAAACTCTCTGTTGATTTTGCCAGTGAGTCTATGATCAAATTCTCAAAAGTGGCCTTGGCTCTCTTCTCATCAGTTCCTTGATACTTTGCAACCTCGTCATCTGCGAACCACACAAAATGGATATTTGATATGTCCATCGATAGTATGTTCGGATGCACGGGTCTGCTTTCGTAATCGTAGAGTGATTTTGGTTTTGAGTTTTTGTGTTTGTGTGATTTACGTTTTCTTCTCTTATTCTTTCGGTTTTTATCCCCGTCCCCTCCTCCGGGGGCAGACGCACTCGTCATGTCATCCTCTTTTCGGTGTCTATAAAAGCAAAGCCTCTTCCAATGAGTCCACAATGGAATATTCATTGTGATTTTCAGTCCCCTCCACCACTTGGTTGAAGATGTCCTGTTTGTTATCGAGAATATCAGCCATTTCTACCTCGATAGTGTCTTTGGCGATCAAGAAGAAAGCCTTTGTCTCCTCCTCTTGCCCAATCCGGTGTGTTCTTGCCAGCAATTGATTTAAGTCCCCCGGTGTCCACGGCATCTCCACCACGGCACTGTACTTCGCTGCTGTGAGGTTTAGTCCCACTCCAGCGGACTTGACGTTGCCAAACGCCAAACGGATTCTAGGGTCATTCTGGAACCTCTCTTCAGCCGTTCTCTTTTCCAGTGGAGTGGATGTTCCGTCGATGATCACTGAGCATTTGCGGAACTTCTTGTAAAGTCCTTCTCTTATGATTTTCTTGTGAACCCCAAAGACGACCATTTTCTGATCGGTCTTCTTCAGGAATCGAGACAACCAGTCTTCCACTGACTTCATTTTTAATTCACTTGCGAGCTGCCTCACGTAGTTCCATCGAACCATTCTCTCGCATGACTCCGCTTTCCTCGCTCTCTTGGTCCCGTGGTGCTCCCTGATCCATTCGATCAGGTCATCTTCCGCATCGTTGTATTGCTCGCGGTCCTCGATCTCCATAGGGATGATGATTCTCTTCTGTTCCCCTAGATCAGTCTCATGTTTTTTCAATCGACGGAGCATGTACTTCTTGAGAACTTTATGCAGTTTATCAAGATTCCTCGCACCTTTGTAGGTCCATCCCCAAGGTTCTCTCTTTGGGTGACAAAACTCGTGACCAAAGTCGTCAAAATATGGGAATTCTTGCGGATCCAGTAAATGTAACAGAGGCCAGAGTTCTTTGGGTCGATTATTGAGGGGGGTTCCGGTCATCGGGATGATGTGAGGAACGTCCTCTGTGAGCATGTCCACGTAAGCAAACGCATGGTTGTCTTTGTTGCCTAGCTTGTGAGCCTCATCAATGATGACTACTCGCGGACCAATGCTGAGGAGGAGAGGTCCCCATTCTTTCAAGATATCATAATTGATTATGTATATTTTCTCCCCCCGGTTCGCCCCCGGCCAGCCCCGAGGGGGTGTTCTCCCCTCGATAATGACAGGTTGCATCCCGAAATGTTTCAGGCATTCATTCTCCCAATTCGATTTGAGAGATGCCGGGCAGATGATCAGAATGGGAGTCTTCTTGCGGGACAGTGACCAGTAAAGTGACTGTACCGAGTTGTGGGTTAGTTTGTACCCTGAAGCCACATACAGATGGTCTGGGGAATCCACAGTGATGCACTGAGCTTCCATCTTCCCCAGAGGTTCCACGTCTTGGATATAAAGACCAAATCCCTCATCAGTGGGAGGACTCCATTGTCTTGCTTTCCTTTTCAGTCGGAAAGGGTTGAAATCGAACATTCTCACATTGACTCTGTACTCATCCTCGTAGGGTCCTGTGACCTTGGCAACTCCCCCCAGTGACCTTACCAACTCGCACACATCCTCAGCCAGTTTTTTGCTGTGTGTGGAATAACTCACTCTGTTCCAGTTGATAATTCCATCACAGTCCATTAAACCTCTAAGGAGTTCGACACGCACAGATGTATCACAAAATAGATACTCTTGTGGAATGAACCTTTCTCTTGAGTAAACATCTAGTTCATACTCTTCAATCTGAGCTTTTGTGAAATAGTCCCCTATAATCCTTACTCGTTGGCAACCATGTCCTTTGCTTTCTCTGTATTCCCAAGGGTGTTCCGATTTTAATTGACCTAGAATCTCATCACAGTCAAACTTATTCAAAGTGAACTGGACTCCAGAATTAACCAAAGCTCCCTCAGCGATCAATACCCCCAAAAGATAGGGGGAGATTGGAGGTTCCTCAGAAGTTCCTCCCTGTACGGGTTTTAATCGGGGGATTCTGTACTTATTTCGAGATGGATTGTCGGCATAGGTCAGGCCACTGTCCATCATCTCTCCAAGGGTCTTCACTTGGAAGCCCTGTCCTTTTGTGGTCCTCGTGGGAGTCGTGACACACCACAGATGCTCGTCACAACACTCCACAGATGTTCCGTCCGTGAAAGTGACACGGAACATCTCTTTCATGCCTTGGGGGTGTACAGCAGTGACAGGGACGGGCTGTCCTTGGCTCCCAATGACAAAATCTCCAACATGGAGGTCCCCCATCTTTGTCCATCCATAAGGTGTTCGTATCAAAGACCTTACGGAATTACATTTGCCCAAGCCCATGTCATCACCGAGAAGACCCCTCCCGTTCATGCGGTCAAGCCACTTCACACCCTTTTTTTGGTGTGGTTTTAGTTTTGGTTTTTTCATGATTACATGCTGATGAAAGTCTTGGAAATGACAGCCAACCAAAAGAAGCAACAGGTCTGGATGGTCACGTCCCAGACTGCCTCGGCGTCTCCCAGTTCGTTGATCTGAGTGAAGTTAGTTCCTATGATCACGTTGAGACTCCAGAGCGTTATGTGGACGCACAGGACTGCCACAACCAACAACCTGATGGAAGCTCCCGGATTAGGTGGTGGAATCGGTTGGTTCACTTGGCTTTACCTCTTTTCTTTTTCTTCGTTTTTAGTTTGGGCGTTGGAAAAATATCCCCTAGCACCTTTCGGAACTCGATCCTGTCTTGGGGTTCCCCCAACGCATAAAGTTGGGACAGAAAATGAAGATGACGGGTACTCACTTTCCCCATCGATTTTATGATCTTTTTTCTGTACTCTGGATTATCTGATCTCAGATAGCTCATGACCAACACGGTCACTTCCGCTTCAGTTTGATTTTTCGATGTCATGGACAACCTCCGGGACATTATCGACGTTTGGTTGATTTGACTGACAGGCGCCTTTGCACCCGTTGTGGTGCTTGGCTACGTAAGCAAAGCCAACTGCGATGAGAATGACACAAGCGAGCGTAGCGAACGACAGTGTCAGGATGAGTAATGTTTCATCCTGTTTTTTCAGATTATCTGACATAACAGATCCTTTAGGTTATTATTTATACTATTAGGGTACGAGATTTTCGTACCCACATACGCAATATTCGTACTCTTTTATCAGACCATCTGACATTAGGGTACGAGATTTTCGTACCCTTTTATCAGACCATCTGACAAGCAACAGAGTATGAAGATCTGATCTCTGCCAAGGCTCGACTGATCCTACTCTCACTCCAATTGAGTGTGTCCTGTGCGATCCTCACAGCCCTCTCAAACTTGTCCGATTGGGACCTCTTTTTGGCAATTGGATCGTCGCACATCGACAGTATGAGATTGAGGAACTCTCTTGCGTCCTGCGTCTCAACCATCCGGTGAATCACTTCCAGAAAATGAGGCTCAGATTTTTCCGGGATTAAGCCGGATCCAGTGTCAATGTCAGAGTCCACAGTGATTTGACGTTTCCGTCTTTGCTTTTTCCTGAAATCCAAGATCCTCATTCTGAGTTGATACTGTACAAATTGTTCCGGGGAGGCTGTACACTTGTCCGGGTCGTATCGTCGACAACAGTTCATGAATTCCTCATTGATATACGACATCAGGGAGTCGACCGGGAGACCTAATTCCCTCCCAAAACTAAAAACCATCCCCCGGACCTGATGTCCAATTTGTTCCCACATTGATTCGATTTGTTGATTGTTCATCGTATTCGTTTCCCTTTGTTGAGCGGATTGAGTTCCGCAGCTTCGTTGTAAAAGTAAGACACATCACAGGCTTTCGACACCCCCCACCATATCGAGCCGGATAATATAAATGTTGATCCGAACACCACACAGGAGAGGATTCCAAACAAAATAGCAGCGATCAGCATTGCTAGATTCCATTGGAATAGCTCGATCACCAATGGTTCATCTTCAGGTCTCGGTTTCATTTTATGCCCTTTGGTTATATCTCTCTTGCATTTGTGAAAGGAGGCTGGATTCCAATCTACGGAACTCATCAGCAGAGTAGGTAAATTTATCCCCTCCCTCAATTGCTGTGATACTGCCCCCGCAGGCGTGATCAATTTGCTTGTGACAGGCTTGAACCTTGCCAGTCATCATTCGATACAGATTCTCATTGATACGGCCCTCATCGAGCCACTGGGAGCCTTTACGGAAGGGACAGTGAGAACACATAGGCGTGACCGGGCTGACTGTCTCTGCTGAGGAACTCGCATCGATTGCTTCTTTATATCCGTTTCTTAATCCCATTTCAATTCTCCGTTGAAAGTGTCAAAATTTATGGGAAATTCTGCGATCCAGTGAAAGTGAGAATGAGATTAGCCCTTTGACTCCACTTTCACTGGACGAATGTAGGGGTGGAACTTGATTTCATCCTCGAAACTGGGGGACGTTGAGAAGTGGAGTGTCGATCTTCCATTAGAATTGGAAACGATAACCTCAATAGAGGTGTCCCATTTCAAAGCAACTACTCCAGTGTCACCGGATGAAATAGCGTAATGAGTTGCCCCTTTCTGGATTTTGTCCAGACATTCCCGGATCCATCCGTTGATGCGATAATCCTCAATAAGGTATCCGTCTTGGAAGTGGTGAAATTCTTTGTGATCTGACATAATTCTAATTCCTTGAAAGTGTTAAAAATTAACAGAGTTGTTGCGGATCCAGTGTTTCAATAAGAACCGACATGAATGGGTGAACCTTCCCCCTCATAGTCCACGTAGATTGCAGGATGCTCGTTTGCGAAAGCTGACAAAATCTCCCCGATGTCGTTGCTCCAGTCTCCATCCCAGAAACCTGCCCCGTGACCATTGCGAGTCAAGCAATAGTCATGACCAGCAATCTCGAAAACAGAATCGACATCTGAGGGAAGCCGGGACGCATAATTGTCATCAGTGATCAAATGCTCAGTCTGCTGGAAAAATGAGTAACATTCCCCCCAGATCGATTTTAAGTCCCCGGTGTCAATCATCGAGACATCTGCCCCGAGATCGTCCAAAGAAGTCCCCTCGTCGTCTGTAGCTTGCCAGATGAGGCAATCAATAAACCCTCTCCAGAAGTCGAGGAAGCTGTGATTCTGAGAAGCCTCATAATCCATGTCAGGAGTAGCAAAAACAATCACACAAGCCCCCGTGGGTACGATCTCGAAGCCTTCCCCTATCTCATTGATCGAGAAGATCCCGCCTTCGTAGCCGAATTCCTTATCAACAGCTTTTTTGATGGCGTTTTTGTCTGATCCAACAGGCATTTGAATCGAAACGCGATTCACCCATGCGTAGTTAGCTTCACCTCCGAATGTGTCGGTTTCTTCAAAGTTCCACTTCTCGAAAACAGGGTAATTTGAAATGTTTTTCATCGTTAAAATCCTTTTGTGTTTAGTTGATTCGTCGTAAGACGTTGGCTTTGAGTTGAGAAATTTGCGGGAAGATTCCCGATCCAGTGAAAATGATCCCCCTCCCTATTGAGGGGATCGAGTAGAGACCTGTTTCAATAGTCCTGAAAGGCTTCCTGTAGGCTTTCGATTTCTTGCCCCGTGAAGTGCTTGCGGAAAGTTTCGTTTTGCTTACGCACAGCCTCCCATGTGGCGTAATCTTTCCGAGAGTCGACGTTGTACCCAAGCTCAGAACAGAACTCTTCAAAGGATCCCAATCCGTCACCGTATAGGTCCATAATCAGACAGTACATCACATCGTCAATAGTCGGTTGAACAACAGACACGGACAGACCTGCATGCCCCCGGATGGAATGACCATTGGACAGTGCCACCTTCACAGCATTGTGCATGGCTGCGGAATTGTCCCCGTGTTTGAATCCCATCAGATGTCCGATCCCTTGATGGTATTCAATCGAGAAGAGATAATCATTACCACGATAGAAATGGACATCCCAGTCCACTTGCCATTCTGACATTTTCATCTGTTCCAGCTTGCCGAGAGGTGCTCGCCGATGATCACATCGGATCGAGAGGTCAGAGATGACAGAGTTGGCGATAGCTGCTGTTTGTTGAGTAGTCATAGCTTCGATTCCTTTTGAGTTGAGAAAAGTTTAAGTCTGCGTGAAGTTTAAGAAGTGTCAGAAAATCTGTCAATCCAGTTTATCAGATAATCTGATTATTTTGTCAGATTATCTGATATTATCCCCGGGGGGTGTTTCTAGTAGACCATCTGATCACCAACGAATTTGGAGTAGAGACCGTCCCCGCAAAACGGGCAGTAGTTCCAATCATCCTCGGTCCATTCCCCGCATGATTGGCAATTGGTGAACCATTGGTCAGATTTCCCGTCATCGTAATCTTTCCAGTCGAGATCCCATTCTTTTTCGATGTGATGTTTCGGCTGATTGTCAAATGTGACTCCTTCCAGTCGAGTCATCATCGTTGCCCAACGATTGCAGACATCCCGTGTAATCTTCAGATCGGCGTAGCAATCATCAAAGTGAGCATTAAAGTATCCCGTGCCAAAGTTTACTCCAGCGATTCCAAGATGGTCAAGATAGCAGATGTCTGTAAATGATCCCCTCCCTATGTCCCATTGCTCAGAAATGAAACACTCAAACAGCGGGTTGTGATAATCATAGAACACGGCGTCCGATCCATTCCTATCGATCTCAAACATATACCGATAATCTTTCGGAGCATTAAAGAATTGTGCTGTACTGCATCCAATCTCTTCCGAATCGGTAATCAAAACGTCAAATTTAGGACAACCAATTTTAGGTAAGAAGTTGAGAAGACAATACATCCCGAGACGATCATCAAGTTGTGGACAATTCTTGATCCAGCGTTTTCCGATGTGGGGCTTGCGATTCCATTTCACAGTGTCCCGGTGACACACGGCAAGGACATCCGCACCATTGTCGATGAATGTCAGCGGTCCGTGTTTTGTGTCGATTGTGTCGCCCAATTTAGAGATTGACGACGAGTTCATTAAGAGTGATTGTTTCAGAGTCACAATCTTTTTCATAGCGTTTCCTTTAGATTCAATTCCGTGGCTGATTAGATCAGCATAAAAAGTTTATCGGCTTTACGCAAGCCTAACAGTAGCAGAAAATCTGATTGCAGTGTTTACCCTCAAAAATGAGGAGTTGTTTTCGGATCCAGCGATTCCCGTGAAAATGTCCCGGCAAAAATTGTCAAAATTTAACAGGATTATTGCGGATCCAGAAGCTAACGATTGAGAATCAAATTGGTTGCCTGTTCGTGCAACGTCGCTTTCAGAGCCATTTTTGAGGGATTTCCCCTCAATGGTGGACATTTGTTCACGTTTCCTCATTTTTATCCTTGTTTTATAGTGTTTTACTGAGAGTGACGGTCGAGCCCGGAAGGGCTCTCACGTCAACAAAGTGTGTCGAGAGTGACGGTCGAGCCCGGAAGGGCTCTCACGTCAACAAAGTGTGTCGAGAGTGACGGTCGAGCCCGGAAGGGCTCTCACGTCAACAAAGTGTGTCGAGAGTGACGGTCGAGCCCGGAAGGGCTC